ACCAGTCATGAAAAGGCACCTTGCCAAAGGCTTGTGTGATCTCATTAAAAGAGCGGCGGTAAGCGCGTAGGGCCTCCACCCCCTGTTCACACTTAACAGAATTGATCTTGATCTTTGGAAGCATAAATCGGGCAGCTTCAATTCCATGCTGCACCGCCAGTTTCGGGACCATCTTCGCCGGGAAACCCAAATCAATGAATTGCTCAATGGTAGATCTTCCCGTCTGGAATGTTGCCGCCTTGGCATCATGGGGGAGGTATATCTTGTCATAGTCGTACGGCTTGGACTCAAGAAGGTCGGCATAATGCTGTAGCTTCTTCCCGTCGTTCTCATAGTAGTCTATCATCTCCGGTCCGCTATGAGTAACCTGCCAGAACCACAGGGCGGTGCTATCAGTATACCCGATATCACTACTTACACTCACTGGCAGGTTAGGATCATATATGCCCACATCTGGGCTGATGGAGAAGTTATCCTCCATGTCCTTAATCATGTCAGCATAGTAGGTGCCTACGACTGCGGCCTCGAAGCTGCACTCCAGTTCCTGAGCATACTGGTCCGCCGTCATTTGGGACCGCATCTCATCCAGCTCTTCCTGGTCAATAATACCGGAGTCGCTGGCCTTGAGGATCATGTGATACCACTTGGCCTCAGCCTTAGCCCGCATCATGATCTTGTAGAAGTGGTTCTTGCCTTTGGGCGTACCGATGAAGATGGCCCAGCCCTTTCTGTCCGTTAGGGTGGGGAGGATAACCTCCGCCCACAGACTAGGACGGCAATCACCATACTCATCCAGAACAACACCGTCAAGGTAAAGGCCTCGGAGAGCGTTGGGGTTGTCGGCACCATAAAGAGTAATCCAAGCACCGTTAGGTAGCTCGACTCTAAGATCACTTTCCCTGACCTTGACAGCAATGCCTTGAACTGCCTCTTTAAGATAGACCCAAGCGACGTCTTTTGCTTGTCTGTAGAATGGAGCGATATAAGCATAGCGGGCATTCTTCTTTGGTGTGTGGATGGATCGTGCGACTATTTCATTTACACAGGCGACAGTCTTACCCGCTCTGCGGTGGCAGACCAGACCGGCCCATCGTTGTGTGCGATAGTGTAGTGGTGCGAATGGAGCCCGAGGAAGGTAATCTAGTTGGACTACTGACATCAGCTAGGCATTAGGGTTCGCCCCGCCCAGCACTTGCTTGACGTGACTGTAGGCTTCCTTAACATCTATCTCTTCCTCTTGGGAGGAGAGGCCAGTTAGGAAGATCTTAGTGCCGGTTCCATTAGCCCAGAACTTGATGATCTGTAGTGGTAAGATAGTCATCTTCTGGTCCAGCGGGGGAACTCCACCCACTGGGGTTCCATTGGAGGTGAACTCTATGAATAAGGCCATTAGGCGGCTCCGCCCCCACCTATCGCGGCCCCGCCTGTCTTACCGCCGCTCGCGTTCTTACGGCCAGTGGACTTCCGCATCTTATTCGCCTCGTAGCGTTGCGTCTGCTTCCTGGAGGGGTTCTTGATCTTACTTCCGTCACTGTGGTAGGGCATGGGGGTTACTCCTTATCTAGTGGTCCTGGTACGATGTGCATAGCGATTCTTAGGTCTTGCACTTCCCCAAGGGCGGAACTGGCTCCGCTTGGAATCAGCTTGGAGTACATCTTGTAGAAATCTGTCTGGTGCTCATTCGCCCATAAGGCCAAACGGGGGACCCCGCCTATAAGGTCGAAAGCGGACTGAAAAGCGTTTACGACGTCTTTCCGGGAAAATGAGGGATCCCTCGGTACTGTTATCTTCTCGCCCTTGGCCAGTTGGTGGAGGGGCGCTAAGTCTAGAAATAAACTCTTTGTCTCTTCCGGCTTCTCTTCCGTCATTGTAGAGAAGTTCTTGGTGGTGAGGTTGGTATCGTTTGTACCAATCTCCAATTCCCCTTCCAAGACGGTTGTGGTACTTTCTCTTTTCGTGTCTGGCATGGGCAATCATCCTGGGAGGCATGAGAGTAACTAAGATAACACAGTGGGTTGGTGATAGCAAGTTCAACCAGTGATCCTTTTGACCTCTGGTGGGGGCGGCGGTCGTAAACACGAAGTTTCGGGGATGGTCTATCATATCCTGTAGGTGGGTGCGTCGCTCGGTGAGTTTCTGGGTCTGTGAACCTTGGTATAGGTCAACATCCACTAGGTCCCAATCTTGTAGGAACTCTATCTCCTTATAGAGTGTCGTTTTCCCTGAGCCAGGAGGCCCTGTTAGGATGAGAACTGTGGGCTTTGTAGCTGATTCCATTTGGATCACACTTTTTAGATAGTGGTTGAGAGACATTATGGCAAAAAATTATTAAAAGAAAAGGGGGGGTGGTATAAATAGTTAAACCAAGCCAAAATACTTGCTGATTTAAAAAATGCCAATAACATTTAGTTATAAGGACACAGGGCTTATGCCAAAACGGTATAATAGATATTTGCCATGGCCCCAAAAATATGCACCAAATTGTGCATATTTTAGTTATAAGCACACGCCTGATATAACAAAAGGGTATGCAATATTTGTGGCCATTATGCAAGGCATAGTGCATAATTGTTTTGTTGGTTGGGGCAAGGCCCCGTAAAAACCCCAGCACTGTAAAAAGCTAAAGGCAAAAGTTATGGCACAATTTAACGCAAGCACAAAAGTAACGCAAACCAAAACGGCGGCAAATGCGCGTTTTGGCAGCGGCGGCAACCACAATAATTTGGCACACTGGCAGGCCATACAAGCCGCGTTTGTGGCCAATAAGGGCAAACCCCTTACAATGGCAGCACTGGTAACGGCCCAGCAAAAAGCCCACAGTAGCAATGTGGGCAACGCGCGGCCCTTTTTAATGTACGCCATAAATAGCATAAAGTGCTTGGCAGTGGTTGCCTAGCCCACGGGGCCGCAAGGCCCCATTTTTTATAACCTAAAGGAATATCACCATGGCACTACAATTCAAAGGCGAATCCAACCTCCGGGATCTTCTGGATTCACACGCAGAGTCCTCAAAAGCAATGCGGGAAGCTCAACACGAAGTCTACAGCGCGAAATTCAAGCTCATAGACTTCGCAGTCCAGAATCAACTCCTGGATTGTCTAACCATCAACATCAACCGCCTCAGGCGGCTGGCGTAGCCCACGGGGCCGCAAGGCCCTTCTTCATAACCAAAAGGAATATCACCATGAAAGCAATACTAATGATCCTCGTCCTCCTTGCCATCACAGCATGTGATCAAGTGATTCCACTGAAGTGGACCGCGGAGGACCAGATACGAATAGACCACGAGAACCGGAGATGGGAGATGTGCATGGGGATGGCGGAGCGCGGAGACATGAAGGGATGGGATACATACTGCGAGTGGAGAGGGTACTGATCCCTTCTTCTTAACCCCCAGTTCAGATTGCGGAGCTCCGAGCTCGGAGTTCATGGGTCCAGATCATATTGGGTCCAGATCAGATTCCGAGGGGCGAAGTCCAGATCATATTGGGTCCAGACTGAACTCGGATCAGAGAGTCCAGATCAGATTGGCGAAGTCCAGACTAAATCAGACTACTGATGTGTTGCATCCCGAGTCTCTATGCCTTATAATGGTTTCATGGACTGGGGGCATTTGCTCCTGGCCAGAATTGGAAGTAAGTGATTATGAGCAAAGCTAACGCGAAAAAAGCTACGAGTGTTCCCAAGTCTAGCAATCCAGGGGGTAAAGTGGTCACCAAGAAGGAGGGTAAAGTCACCAAGAAGGAGGAAACCAAGGTAAAGGTCAGCCTCCCCAAGGTGGATCACACGGTGAAATACGAGTCTACCGGGAAGTATAGCCCCAAGGCTCAGCACAACATCGTAAGCATGGCAGAGGTGGAAAATGCTCTCCCCGCTACAGTAGCGGAGCTGGCACTGGTGATCCCCAAGCACACCAATTTCATTGGGTATCTCATACGCCGGGAAGGCCTCCAGCCTGTGAGCTAGTTGTTGAGGGTAGGGGTGGTAGGTGGGTAAGACCATTTCCCACCCCTTTTTTATTTACACTTATTCACTCTGTACCTGCACACATATGTAACACGGAAATACAGTCTTACCTCTCTTACCACTCTTACCAGCCCAGCAACCACGAGGCATTCAGCGGGTAAGACTAATACTTTTCAGTCTTACCATTCTGCCCAGCACTCTTACCAGATCGTGTGACATGGTTCTTAATCTCCTCGTTGCCCCAATCCAGACCACTCCTAATCGGCCAGTAGACGGTAGGACTGCCGTTGATCTTAATAGCCTTCCCTCCGTTAC